AGTTGTGTGCGCAGCTGATAAAGCAGACGCATTATCAGCAAACATTGTTAAGCCAAGCTGTCGGCAGGATTACAGAGCTTGAGACTGAAGGCTTTTTACGAGAAAGTTTTGAAGTCGAACAAGACAGGCGCATGAACTGGTGGCGGCGGATCTTGTCTTCCGATTGAAAGGTTAAAGCGTTGTCTTAGGATGCGTTGAGCACGGTCACGGTGCTTGCGCACGCATTCACGCGACATTTTCAGCATTTCGCCTATTTCTTTTAGGCTGTGTTCTTTGTCATCTTTTAAGCCGTAATACATTTCGATGATCATGCGTTGTTGATCACTTAAGGCTCCCAAGGCATCATGCAGCGTGTCATGGCGTTCTTTAACTTCTGACGGTGTATGGTCATCATCAAGGTAAGACTGATCTGCCATTAGATCTAAAAGTTTATGACCATCTTCTGTTGCCAGCATGTCAAGGCTTTTGTGCGGCGTTGATCTTTCAAGCAACATCATTAGATCGTCTTCCTTCATCTCAACATGAGCAGCCATTTCAGATAACGTTGGATAGCGATGGCTGTGAATGTAATGCTCATGCTGAAATTTGAAGACTCTAAATAACTTCTCCAAGGAATTAGCGGGGATTCTTACAACACGCTCACTGGTGTCAATTGCTCTTGTGATTGCTTGCCTAATCCACCAATAAGCGTAAGTGCTGAATTTATAGCCTCTTGTGCCATCAAATTTTTCAGCAGCACGATCTAACCCAATGTTGCCTTCCTGCACTAAGTCAATCAGCTCCATATTGTTAGATACAAGGCGCCTAAAGTATCGTTTGGAAATATGAACGACAAGCTTTAGGTTGCTTTTGATCAGCTTTTCTTTGGCACGCTCTCCGACTTTGATTTGACGTTTTTCTTGTGCTGTCAGTTCACGGTCAAGCTCTTTTAGCTCAAGCATTCGATGGATTTGCCTTGATAGCTCAATCTCTTGATCAGGAGTCAGCAAAGGGTAATTGCCTATCGCGTTCAGATAAGTTTTGAAGGCGTCAGGCTGCATGATGCTTAGAAAGTCGGGAGTACCCTAGCAGTTCATTTTGCCTTAGTTCGCAATTTGAACCCAATCTTCAGGATTGAAATCTTGATAGAGCCATAGCCAGATCGTGGCTTCTTTGTCTGCGGTCCAGAAAGGTTGACGCCTAAACCATTCAACCCAATTGGCAGAGCTTTTGTTTGAGTTGTGCGCTGCGCAGCAGCAGACAAGATTAGATCGTTTGGTTTCACCGCCTTTGCTTTTTGGCCTTACGTGATCCAAGGTGTCGCCAGGTTCGCCGCAATAGGCGCAACAGTTATCCCAAGCGTTGAGAATGGATTTACGAAAATTGCGCTTTGCTTTGCGCTTGCTGATTAGTTCCCCGTGGTCAATGTAGTGTGTTGTTTGCTGTATTTCGTAGGACTCGCGGAGTAGTTCATGGTTTCCGAAATAAACGAAATCATCAAACAGCATGACAGCCATTTTGAAGAGCAGGCGCAGAATTTGCTACGCCTGCCCATAGGTTACCGATTAGAAGATGTCAGTACCGTTGTCGGCTTGCCGTGGCTTTTCATCACTGAGAATTAACATCAGATAATCATTCCCTGCGCTGCTTTGCTTAGGCCGAAGAGCGCCGCGCACCTTCACGCATTCTTTGCCTTGAAAGTTTTCAACTTTGTCGGCATCCTTGACCCATGCGAACATTTTGCGAAGCTCTTCAACAGGAATCTCAATTGACGCCCAGTAGGCACCATCTGTTTTTTTGTCTTTGTTGAAATTGCCGTAGAAGGTGAAAGCGTCCTGAGGATAATCAGACATTCGTTTGGCCTTTGAAGAAGCGAGAGATGATTGTGGTCAGTGCCTGGTTGGCGTTGTAGTCACGGCTTTGCATAAAATGCCGCAACTTAGCGGCTAGATCATTGTCCAGCCGTACTTGGAAGTGATTCTTGCGGCGTTTTTCATCGTGTTCCCATTGAGGAATCGGCGTTTTTGACATTTAATCAAGCGTATTCAGGCAGCAAGCCTTGAATAAAGGCTTCATGCTTTTTCTTGGTGATTGCGTAGGCTACTTTGCTGTTAGGTTCAAGCCCGAAGCGTTCACGGAATCGATCGAGAAAAGCTTTACGCGAAGCCTCAGGGATCTCAACGATAAGGCCGCGCAAGACTTTCTTCTCGTCTTCTGTTAAAGGCGTTTCGTTTGGGTCTGATACCTTGGGCAAGTCTTCAACAGGTTCAGCAGCTTTCTTGATCGTTTTGCTAGCTGGGCGTGAAGTCATTTCAGGCTCAAGCTCAGAAGCTGCATACCCACTTTCAAGCGGCATCTTTGCCCATAGCTCATAACCAAGGCCAAAGGTCATTGCAGCGGCCATGCACATGCCACGGCGTTGCGTGTCTGTGATGTCGCGTGCTGAAATTTTCTCGTAAGGAATCGGATTATTCCGATGATCCATTACGGCTTGAGGCAAAGGAGGCGTTGAAGTGCCGTTAACGTGCTCAAAGCCAAGCAGCAGATAACCACCCATGCCTGGTGCTTTGTGAACCAAGCCGCCGTCATGGCTTGTGACGTAGTTCACCATCCAACCGGGTGCATGTTGATGCAGAAGGTTGATAGTGCGTGCCCAGTTGATGTAGGAAGCGGAAAATTTACCGCCGCCGATTTGTTCGACAAGATCCTTGGTGGCAACGCCCGCAAGGTTTGGGATTTCAGTCATTGATTGCAGTGACGGTGATAATCGCACCTGTCTTTTCGTAGCCAATGGCGTAGCGACGTTCAGCGTGCAAGTCAAAGACCTGGGAATCATCGTCGTAGGCAATGCCTGTAAGTGCGTCAAAGACTGCACGGACAAGCTTGTCTAGATCACCGATACGACCAAGGCAAAGACGTGGTGCTGTGTCTTTTAGCTTGCCATTAGAACGAAAATGAGACTTAGGGCGAGCAAGAATGAAAGTGATGGTAAGCGACACACCCATTTTGGTATGCCAGCCATCAGGTGTCAAGCGTCTGGCGGCAGTTGAAACAGCAGTTCTCCAAGGTCGAAGGTATTTTGACGCTTCGATGAATCTGCCACCGCCGACGTGGCGTTTGCTGCCTTGAGGAGCTGGACGGCCAGCAACCTTGATGGTGTAGCTTTCGCTCAAAATCGCAGGCCGTATTATTTCATACAGTCTGCCAACTTTTGACAGTTAGTTCAGAGCTTCGCAGGCTTTTTGAACACCAGCAGCGCAGTCACGCTTAGTCATGTCATCAAGCGTTGTTGTCAGGCTCACCCAGAAGGCACCGCCAAGCAAGACGCAAAACACTGTCCAAACAATTGCGTTTGACCGTGCCGAAGCTTTTTTGGGGTTGTAGTTAATCCAATTCATTTTACTTGCGCAGGCGATTTGGCGTCAAACTTCATGCGAAACAAAATTGAATCGTTTGCAATGCAGTATTTAACACAAGCTGCTGCAACCTGTGAAATATGCACGTTGTGTTCTTTTGCAACAGCTCTAAGAATTTGAGACAGAAAAGCGTTTTGAATTGAAATCTTGCTGCTTTCTGAGCCTACGGGAGCAACGGTAAAGCTACAATCATCTTTGATAATTATTTCAGGCTTGTCGTCAATATAAGTTTCGATTTGATCAACTATTTCAGGCTGATGCACTATCGCTGCACTTTTGCTTGCGCTTGCTGTGCTGAGAACTTTGTCAATTGATTCTTGAATCTCAAAAGGCTGTAAATCGTACCTACAAGAAACGGCCATCCAGTCAAAGTTAGGGCTGTGTTCTGCCGGGTGAATCGCCTCAATAAAAAGTGAAAAATTGTTCAAAAGCCCTGGGTTTTGAAAACCTAAGTCAAAAAGCGTGTTAATTTTTTCGCACCTAGTGCTCTTGTTTCTTTTTGAAGTTGCATTGACGCAAAAGCTAACACCATGGGCGTCTTCTGCATAGAAGTTTTCACCCTGCATTTTGTGACCAAGCCGAACTTGACCTCTGGTTTCGGGTCCCCAAGCTACTGGCAGCATCTTGAATCAAAAAAAGGCGCCCCAAGATTGGCATACCGCAAGAAAGGCGTCAAGCCCGTTTGCGTTTTTTCTTAGCCTTCAGCTCTTGCACGGCAGCCTTCAGTCGCTTGCGTTCCGCTGTTGCAGCTAACGCCTGTTGGACGGCTTTGTCACGCCCTGGCGAGTCTCCGGGACCACCGTTTTCAGGCTTTAGCAACTCTGCCCAGTTCATTTAACGTTGAGCAAGGTTTGTTGAATAAGACTTTCGCTTATTGAAGGGTTGGCGGTTGGATCGGCTCACGCGCCTGCATCCTCACTGCTGACCGCCAGCAACAGACGATCGACACAACCAGAAGAAGTGTCAACCGCATGGTAAAACGTTTTCACCAGTCTTCAAGGGTGATCTCAAAGAAATCCCATGCATCAACCCATTGCCCAAGACACTCATCTGGGTCTTCCTTTAAGACCTTGCATTCTTCGGGACCGCTGACCACCGTCACGCATTCATCGACGGGAAGCATTGGGTGGTGATCGTTTAGCATCGCGACGTATGCCCCAAGCTGCTTAGTGGCGGGTTCGCGGCGTTTGACGGCAGGCTTTTTGCTGACTGTCTTCAGATCGCCCAAGACAACTTTGCCTTCTATATCCCTAAGCAGGAAGTCAAACGATCCGCCAAGCGACTTTCTCGCATCGCAAAGACGGTATTCAAGTGCAATCACTTCAGCGCCTTGAAATAACGGGCAGTCAAGTAACGGATCAATCCATGGCGCCCATTTGTTATCGAAGATGATTCCCTCGCCGTTCAAGTGCTTTTCAAGTGCTTTATGGCAGGCATTACCGCGCGCAGCCCAACCATCAGGACCGTCTTTGTATTTCATGATCATCGCCATTCTTTCACGCGGCATGTCATGACTCAAGACTTGGGTGACCGAATGATTCAACCATTCGCCATGCAGCCGGTAGCGATGCCATTGCTCGTAAAACTCCAGTCCATCAATGGGTCGCATGGGATTCGGAAGAAAAGGTTGCAATACAGGGGCACTATGGGCAAACTCTGCCTGCAACGCAACCCCTTACCATGCCTGAGCTTGAGTATTCATCGGCAAAAGTGCTTATTGATGAGCGCATCATTGCTGCAGTCGATCAGCGCAAGCCAATCGGCATGAGTCGAACTGCCTGGGTGAATTACCTGCTGCAGTACGCCTTGGGACAGCATCCCGAAATCTTCGACGTGCGCGGCATTGATGCCTGATCTGATGGAGTTCAAAGTCAGCGCTTCAGGCTTTGTTGCGCTTCCCAACGCCTTAATGAAAGAAGCACCTGACTTCCGCATCTGGGGCATTTACGCAGTTGTGCGCCTGCATGGCTTTGGCAGCGAACAAGGCTGCTGGGTCAGCGTCGCAACTTTGATGAAGGAAACCGGCGCAGGCAAAAGAACTGTTCAGAACGCTTTGGCTTGGTTGCGTGAGAACGGTTGGCTTGTCGCTGAAGAGCGTCCTGGTTCAACCACGGTTTACCGAGTGCTAACCGAAAAGCCACTAGGCCAACCCGGTTCAAATTTGAACCCGGTTCAAAATTGCACCCGGTTCAAAAATGAATGGGGACCCGGTTCAAAAATGAATGGGGTACCCGGTTCAAAAATGAACCACGAACTAGAACCCCTCAAACAAGAACCCACAAACAAGAACCCAAATAAAGGGGCGGATCAAAAAAAAGATCCTTTCCGGCTAAAGCGCTTGCCGTCTCACGCGGTTCCTGACGACCTCGCTGCTTGCGCCGATTTGCTTGGTGAGTTTTGGGGCTGCAAAAAAGGAACGCGCTCCGAACGTGTCTTCAACCGCATCTGCAACAAGCTGCGTCAATGGACGCCTGAGCAGCGCCAGGAGGCTCTAGAACGCGCCATCAGCGCAGGTTGGGGTGATGTATTCCAACCATCGCCTCAGCGCGCTCACAGCGCCGCTACGGCCACGATGCGCGAATGGACGCCTGAACAGTGGAAAGCCTTAGACGACGTTCACCTCTTCTGATGAAATCCGAAACCTTCCGCCTTGGCCTCAAGGCTGTCGCCAGCGTCACGCCTTACGCCAAAAAGCTCAGTGATGACGAAATCGCTTTTCTCTTCATGACCATGCCAACCGCGATTAAACGCGCTGTCACCGACGAGATGTGGGCGTATGCCTGCTCTCAATACCGCATGGATCCATCACCAAGTAAAGACCTGCCGCTTGATCAGCTGCTGTTGTCGTACGTTTACCGAGTGCGCGATTCTCGCCCTGCTTTCGACTGGGGTTTAAAGGCTGACTTGAATCAGCGGATGCTCAACGGTGATCGCTTTCACGCTGAAGCCGCTTTGTCTCCGCTGCAGTTGCAGCAACTACCGCCTGTGTCAAACCCTGCTTTGGAAGGCTTGTTCTGATGCTTTTTGATCCTGCTACCGTGCGCACCCTGTTGCAACGCGGCATCGACAACGGCTGGTGGACGCTAGAACACCTTGATCACCCGTCTGACGGTTATTGCCGCCTGCAGGCCGAACTCAGCAGGCATTGCATTCCTGAGTTGCGTCAAATGAGTCTCAAGCCTTATCGCAATCTGCTCCGCGAGCAACAAATTGTTGAACGTGTTGAAGCTGCACCATCACCGCGCGATTTTTCACCTATCACAGAAACCCCCGCTGAATTTGACTTCTGATGCCACGCACACGCAAAACACCAGCACGTGACATGACCGTCTATCTGCCTTATGAGCTATTTGACGCAGTAGACCAAGCCTCAGCTTCTGAAGGCATCCCAAGGTCACATTTCATTGAGCGCGTTCTTGCGCATCATCTCAACATCAAAATTTCGTAAATGGCTCAAAGCAGAACACCTGTCAAAATTTACTTGTCGCCAGAAGAGCGGCAAATTTTGGATCAGCAAGCCAAAGAGCTTGGCATTCACCGAGGTGAAATGCTTCGTGAGCGTGCATTGTCTGCACCGCAGCAGGCTGCAGGTTTGCCGCAAGGTCCACAGGTTTACGCCGATGCCCTAGAAGCTGCTGCACGGTCCTACAGCGGTATTCCGCGAGTCGCTATGGCAGGCATTGTCAGCGCAGTAATCAGGTCGCTCGCATCTCACTGACTGGTATGCCACATAGCCAGCTGTACCACCATGTATTAACCCAATAGTACGTACATGTGTACTTCTAAAAGTTGATGCGCATATATATGCGCACACTTCCCATTTCTGGTATGCCCGCGCTATAGTTGCCGAGCCGGAGACGGCAATCACCTCGACAACTGAATCATGCAGATCACTGATCAGCTCACTGCTTTAATCAAGCAGCAAGAGCAGCGCAGCGCTGAACGCCTACAACGTCAGCTGCAGCGCGCCGAACGGATGCAGTCGCTACTACAGCGGTTGCGGGAGACGGAGGGCTAAGGCCCTCCTTTTTTCTTGACACGCAGCCACGGCTGAGTCATAATTCCTGTGTTGCTTTAAGTGCTATCCGACGCATGTCGTCGGGCCCCACTTACTAAAGCCGGACTGCAGCTCTTTGAGTGATGCGGGCTGATGGGAGCAACATTTACCGCCTCAGCAGCTTGCTGCAGAGGCAACAACATTCACAACTAAATCAAACATGGGCGCACGCACGCTGTACCCTGCTCCGCCTTGTCCAGACTGCGATAGCGTCAGCCGTGTTTACAACACCGCCTACACCGAAGACGGACGCATTCTTCGCAACAGACAGTGCTCTTGGTGCGGCCATTCCTGGTGGACTCTACAAACACCAGAGCAAAGTATTGATCCTAAAAAGCAGCGTGTCGTTTTGCCTAAATCATTTTTCAACAACAAACACCTACCAGCACGACTTTTAAAGCTTGAACCATGCACACCATCGCCATCATCATCTGCCTGATCACACTGCCAATTGTTTTGCTGCTGTACTTCACTGCATCAAAGCAGCAACATGCAAAACGCATGCGAAAAGCAGGTTGCACCTACCGTGTCATTGCGCAACGCTTAGGCGTCTCTAAAACCACTGCACGAAACTACTGCCTACCGTGAAGTGCTTGACACGCCTCAAATAAATGCCATCATGGCCTTGGGAGAGATCCCACCACTTCGCAGACTCTGGAATGAACGACTCACTAGCGCTCGGTCTGATCATCGCTGATTACAGCCGCCGCAACGATTTTGAAGGCATGTGGGACGATTTGATCGTTACCTATCGCCGTGGCAGCACACTGCAGGAACTCGCAGCTGAACTTATTGAAGCTGATGAAGAATTTCGTGCAGAACAGGCAAGCTGAGTTATTGTTGCTTCGGGGTTTAGCGGCTCCGGGGAGTTAGTCAAACACGGAGGCGCAAGCCTCCTTTTTTTTCTTCATTCATGCCTGACAACGTCAATCACCCTGATCACTACCAAGGCAGCCTTGAATGCATCACTGCCATTCGCGCAGCATTGACGCCTGAAGAGTTTCGCGGCTTCTGCAAAGGTAACGTCATCAAATACGCTTGGCGTGAACGCAACAAAGGCCAAGACGAATCTCTCGCCAAGGCTCGTTGGTACATCGATCAACTCGTTGATTACAAATGACACGCGGAGCTAATACGCGCAGGCTCACCGATCAGCAAGTCATCGACATTCTTCAAAGCGAAGAAAGCGACGCCAGCTTGGGCAGGCGTCACGGTGTTAGTCGTTCAACCATCGGTTACATTCGCAACGGCAAGCACTTTGCCAAAATTCGACCTGACATACCGCGCCGCAGCAGCAAGAACTGCAGTCGTTGTCAGCACTGGGAGAAGTCGCGTTGTACCTTTGGGTTTCCTGATCCGCAGGAAGAAGGCTTGCACGCTGCGACCTACTGCAACCTGTATGCGCCTGGCTAGCCGCTTGCGTTTTCCTGGCTGGCATGCCATACTTTGATCAAGCGGGAGACCGCATCTCACACAACTCATGTACTACCACCACGAATCGCTTCTTCAATACGAAGCAAGTCAGCGCTACGACGAACGTTCTGACGCACTCCTAGCAGCTTCTTACCGTCCGTCTTACACCGTCATCACACCAGACTGGCAGCAAGACGCAGACAACGACGAAGAGCTAAAACAACTCCTTGATGACGCTATCCTCTGCGGCTTCAACGACTCTCAGGTCACCGTAGAAACTCTGCCTTTTTAATCATGGCAAATCTCAACAACCACAACATCCCAAATGGCGGCTGCCTTCACTCAAAAAGAGGTGCCGATGTTCGTAATACTGGTGTGGCAGGTGAAGACATAACTCGTGACAGCAAAGGCTTCAAAACTAAAGGTGCTATCAAAAATGCTGTTAAAAAAATAAAGCGGACTCGCGTAAAACGAGAAAAAAAAGGTTTTGGTTGACACTACCGCCGGGAAGCCTGATACCTGTGGCTGCAGGTTGAAAGCTATACAACACCGTACGCAGACGGAAAGGCAGGGCGCGTTTGTGGTCGCGATCAATCTCCCGGTATCAAACTTTTCTTAAAACAAATGCCTTCACCTGAAGCAAGAGCACTAGCTGCTCAAAATGGTTTTTGTACCAACTGTGCTTGTCGGCCAGCAAAGATTGGCCGCAAAAATTGTGCTGATTGCATAATTAAAAAAAGCATCTCAGGTCTTTTTAAGCACAAGCAGGGTTCCGCCTTGCTTCATGGCAGCTGTTATGTAAAAGGTTACAACAAAGGCTGGATCCAGCAGGTGATGGACAGGTTCAACGGTAAATGCACTTATACAAATGCTTTTATTGAAATCGGCGGAGAGGAGACTGCTTCTGTCACTCTTGAAATCCCAAGAAGATTGATCCCGGTTTACGGAGAATCAAAAATCTTGACGCCAAACAACGTAGTTTGGGTCCATTCTGCTGTTGGCAGATTCAAAGGTGAACTAAGCCGCGACGATTTCCTTTTCCTGTGGAATGACCTTCACATTTCTAACGCTTGCTAACAATGGACAAACAAAACCGACTCCGCCAAGCTGAACAAAGCAACATCCATCAAGCATTCATAGACCATGACGCAAGACTTCAGCAGGCTTTCGCCAATGCCAAAAATCCGAAGCCTATCCTCTGGATTCGTACTCCTCACGGTTGGACCATATCAAGAAACGGTTGAACCTCACGAAATTCAAGCCGTCACTACACTCCTGCAACAACGCTACATCAGTAACTTTTTGCCGGATTCTGAAAACTGTTATATTCTCAGTAACCGGAAAAATTTCCTTGAATGCCTCACCAGCGCGGCACAAAAGCTGAAACAATAATCCGTGCTAAAGAATTTGCACGCATCATCGCTAATGGTGGCAGGCGATCAGACTGCATCGAATTTGCCGAGCAGAACTGGGGGCTGAAGCCTTCCGCTTGTAATCAATACCTACAGCTCGCACGCGAACAGCTAAAGGCTGATTGGGACATCGAACGCCCGCAAATGGTTGCTGATCTGCTCTCGCAGTGTGCCACTCTGCAACAAGAGGCTAGAGCAAGAGGCCAGTATCACATAGCCTTAGGAGCGATTAACACCGCTGCCAAACTGGCTCAACTGTGTTCGTGACTGACGAAAAATTTTGGTATGAGCACTTGCCTGAAACTGATATGTACCGCGTCTGGATGAGCGTTGATGGTGTCAGTTCGCACTGCCATGTGAGCAGTATGCATTTGATTGACGAAAAGCGCGGACAGCTTCGTGAGGCTTGTCTGCGTAAGTCTTATGAGGCGTTTGACCGTTGAGCATTCTTGATCATGCTCCAACTGGTCACATTCTGGGTGATGCGTCAGGTTTAGACACTGCTGCCTTGTTGGCTCAGATGAAGGCAGACTTACATCCTGGTCAGCTTGCTTTTGTTGACGATGAAACCAGTCAAATTTTGGCAATTTCTGCAGGATACGGCGCAGGCAAAACGCGAAGCCTTTGCTGTAAAGCTGTATCACTCGCAATTGCTAATCAAGGCTATGTGGGCTGTGTTATGGAGCCCACAGGACCGCTGATCAGAGACATCTGGTTGACGGACTTTGATAATTACCTTGAAGCGTACGAAATACCTTATACCTTTAGAGCATCACCACTGCCAGAATATGTGCTGCATTTGCCGAAGGGTGATACAAAGATTCTGTGCCGTAGCTTTGAGAATTTCCAGCGCATCATCGGTTTGAACTTAGCGTTCTGCATCAGTGACGAGATTGATACCGTTAATTACTCTGTTGCGTCAAAGGCGTTCCCGAAAATTCTTGGTCGTCTTCGCTCCGGTGTAGTAAGGCAGTTTGCTGCTGCATCCACGCCAGAAGGCTTCAAATGGCTTTACAACGAGTTTGGTAGCCCTGATGCACTTGCGCGTGATGATCGCAAGCTGATCAAAATGAAGACGACGGATAACCCACATCTGCCGGATGATTTCGTCGAAC